CGTTCCTTTTCTAACCCACAAAACACCTCGATCGCCCACGCTCAGACTGAATCGCTTTGATTAATCTACAAACAGGAGAGATCTTGACAGATCCGACCTATTCAGGTTTAGGAGGTGTGCAAACTCCACGAATTCATTCAAAACTGACCGATCTACCTTCAAAAGGTCAAGACATGATCGACCTTGCCACCGAACTTGGCATCAACCTTATGGAATGGCAGCGGTATGTCTGCATTCATGGTCACAAGGTGCGTGAGGATGGCAGGTGGGCTCATTCTGAACTAGGGCTCATCATGGCAAGGCAACAAGGTAAGTCCACGCTTATGATGCTCCGGATCTTGACCGGCATGTTTGTATGGGGAGAAGGATTACAACTTGCCTCAGCTCATAGACTTACAACCTCACTTGAAACTTTTCGGCAGATTGTTGGCTTGATTGAAACAAATCCAAGACTTGAAAAGGAAGTAAAGAAAATCCGATGGCAACATGGTGCTGAGGAAATTGAATTGTTTGGCAATAGGCGATTTGTTGTAAAGGCAGCAAACAATGCAGCTAGAGGTTTGAGCAAACCCGAAACAATCCATCTTGATGAGTTGAGAGAATACAAGGATGAGGATGCTTGGTCATCAATGCGATATTCAATGATGGCTGCAAAGAATCCGCAGGTATGGATATACAGTTCGGCTGGCGACCAACATTCAGTAATTTTGAACAAACTCCGTGATAGGGCGTTAGCGTCAGCCACGACTAACGATCCGATTGGTTGGTTTGAGTGGAGTGCTGAACCCGATGCACCTATCTTGCTTCCGTCAGGTGAGATAAATTGGGATGCATTTGCTCAAGCCAATCCGTCATTGGGAATTACAATTCATCCAGATAACTTAAAAGCAGTTATTAATGATCCTCCGGATATTGTGCGCACAGAGGTTTTAGCGCAATGGGTGGACACAATCAATTCAGCGATCGATGCACAAAAGTGGGGATTATGTCAGACCGATCCAATACCTTTAGATCCGGAAGCACCAACTTGGCTAGGACTTGATTTATCGCCTGATAGAAAATTTGGCGCATTGGTTGCAACTCAGAAATTACCAGGAGAAAGATTTAATTTAGTTTTGCTTCACACTTGGTCAAATGATTACAGCCTAAATGATTTAGCAGTCGCCAATGACATTGCACCTTATGTAAGACGATATAACACTCAAACTGTGGCGTATTCCAAAAGGACTGCACAAGCTGTCGCAAGTCGGCTAGTTCCTGCTGGAATACCCATAACCGACATGGATGGCGCAATCTATGCGGAAAGTTGTGATCGGTGGCTGGGCGCAATAAATTCCCATCGATTACAGCATGGGGGTCAGGAGGAATTGACCCAACAAACACTTTCAGCAGCCAAGTTGCCATTTGGGGATGGCAGTTGGGTTATTGGAAGGCGTGCAAGCAGAGTGGCAGTTTGTGCAGCTGTCGCTTCCGCACTTGCAACCTATTTTGCGACACAACCTGAAACGGAGATTGATATTCAAGTCGGATAATTTGTATTTATGGTATATTATGTGCTAATGGGATTATTCGACCGATTTACAGCAAGATCAAATCAGCAGACAAATACAGTAGATGTCGCAGCTGCTCTCGCACCTTACAACTCCCAACAATTAGTTGGCGGAATTTTATTTGGAACTACAACTGCAACTCGTGAGCAGTATATGGCGATTCCTTCCGGTGCTCGTGCAAGAAACATAATTTGTTCAACTGTCGGATCATTACCGCTTGAGCAATATAATCATTTTACAAATGAACATGTAAGACCTAATCGAGTTATTATGCAACCAGATCCAAGAGTTGCCGGATCAGCAATTTACGCATGGTTGGCTGAGGATATTTTGCTATACGGGGTCGGCTATGGAATGCAAATGGACAGTTACTCAGCTACTGACGCATCAAGAATTAGAGCATGGACAAGAATTGCACCAAACAGAGTTTTTGCTTCACTCAATGGAAATTCAACAGAAATCGAATACTACACAGTCGATGGAAAAAGAGTGCCACCATTTGGGAATGGATCACTCATAGTTTTCAATGGTTTAGATGAAGGAATTTTGAATCGTGCCGGTCGGACAATTAAAGCAGCTGCTGAATTAGAAAAGGCTGCTGAAATGTATGCAAAAGAGCCAATGCCACAAATGGTATTAAAGTCAAATGGCACAAATCTTACTCCAGAGCGAATTACAAAATTATTAGAATCTTGGAGAGTGTCAAGATCAACAAGAGCAACTGCATTCTTAAATGCTGATGTTGAATTACAAGCATTAGGTTTTGATCCTGCCAAACTACAACTAAATGAAGCCAGACAATACTTGGCTTTGGAAATTAGTCGTGCAAGCGGCATTCCGGCAAGTTTCGTATCTGCTGAAACTACTTCAATGACTTATTCAAACATGACAGCCGAAAGAAAAGCGTTGATTGACTTTTCACTTCGTCCAATACTTACAGCAATTGAGCAAAGACTTAGCCAACCGGATTTCGTGCCAAATGGCATGGAAGTTCGATTTGACATTGATGATTTCTTGCGTGGATCTGCTTTAGAGCGTGCGCAAGTTTATGAAATCCTAAATCGCATTGGCGCAATGAGCGTTGAGCAAATCCAAGAGGAGGAGGACTTAATCCGATGAAGATTAATTTCCCAATAGAGATAACCGCTGCCGATACAAATAAGCGAACCTTAACTGGTCGCATTGTAAGTTGGAATGAGGAAGGTTCAACTAGCGCAGGATTAACAGTTTTTGAAAAAGACAGCATTGACTTCTCAAAGCCTGTTAAGTTATTACTTGAGCATGAGCGCACAAAACCACTAGGCAAATTGGTTGATATTACTGCCACAGAGCAGGGCTTAGAAGCAACATTCAAATTGGCTAAGACTTTTGCAGCTGATGATGCTCTTGAGGAAGCAGCCACAGGTTTAAGGGATGGATTTAGCGTTGGTGTCAAAATCAACGAATGGAAAAATGAAGATGGCGTCTTAAAGATACAGTCGAGTTCCTTGCAAGAGGTATCACTTGTCACCGAGCCAGCCATTAGCAGCGCACGAGTTGCTGAGGTAGCAGCTAGTGAAACACCAGAGAATTCCGAAGCAACCGCTGAGGAAACTACAACACAGGAGGACAACTTGTCTGATACAACATCAGAAGCTCCTATCGCAACCGAAGCGGTAGAAGCATCACAAGCTCCCGTTGTAACTGCTCAATACATGGCATACACAAAGCCTCGTGTTGATACAAATGTTACAGCAGGACAATATCTAAACGCACAAATTAAAGCATTGGGTGGCGACAATGATGCTCGTGACCTACTTGCAGCATTACAAATTGCAACAGTTACTGAAAACACCGGAACTGTTCCACCAAACTATTTGCGTGATCTAATCGGCATAATTGATTCAAGCCGTCCATTTATCGATTCAATCGAGCGAGCACCACTACCAGCAACAGGAATGAAAATTTTCACACCTAAGTTGGGCACACAAGCAACTGTTGCAGTAACTTCAGAAGGTTCAGAGTTTTCATCAACTGACACCGCTGTTACATTCCAAGAGGACACAATCGTCAAGTTCGCTGGAGCAAATGTTGTAAATGTTGAGTTGTTTGATCGTTCAGACCCAGCATTCGCAGAATTATTGGTTCGTGAGTTAGCTGCATCTTATGCACAAAAGACCGATCAATATGCTGCACAAATTGCATCACAGAATGCAAGTGCATCAACTGGCGCATCAATCTACGCATCAATCGTTGATGGAATTTCTGATTCCTATGGCGTAATGCGCTTTACACCTAACCGACTATTGGTTGCTCCTTCAGGTGGAACAAACGGAATTGACTTTGCTGGATTACTTGCAGCAACAGCTGATAGCCGTCCACTATTTGCAGCAGCAGCACCACAAAATGCTGCCGGCGTGATTACACAAGGATCAACAAACGGCACAGTTGCTGGACTTGATTTAGTTGTAAGCCCTAACTACACAGGTGATGATGCTAACGCCAAGCATGCTTTGGTTTATCCATCACAAGCAATGCGATTCCACGAGAGTGGCACAGTAGAACTTCGTGCCAATATCGTTGCAAACGGACGCATTGAAATTGGTATCTACGGATATGTTTGCGTAGTTAATCGCTACCCAACCGCATTCCGCAAGCTAGCAGTAGCCTAATTTAACTGAGTGCCTAGGGTTGCTCCCGATCCTAGGCATCCATTAATGGGAGTAAGGAGATGACATGCCAAGCATAATTACAGCCACCGAGTTGCGATCCGTCCTTGGTGTGTCATCCGCCTTGTATAACGATACTTATTTAAACCAAATTATTGACACAGCAGAAACTGTTATTCTGCCAATGCTTGTTACATTCAAAGCACCAATTCAAGCAACTTCATTGTCAGATAACGTTGCTACATTTACCACATTAGGAATTCATGAATTTACCGAAGGGCAATCAGTTGTCATCACAGGATGCGGATCACCTTACAACGGAACAAGAGTTGTGCTGGCAGACAATCTTGGACAATATACCTTTTCGCAATCGATCACTAATGCCGATATACTCGAGGCTAATGTCATCCCATCCGGAGTTGCTACCCTTTCTGGCGCATCAACTTATGTTGGAAACGCAGCTGTTCAGTCAGCCGTCTATACAGTTTCAGTCGAAGTTTTCCAAGCAAGACTTGCCGGCGGAGGACAAATCGAAGGAGTAGATTTTACAGCAACTCCGTTCAGAATGGGCAGATCGCTTTTCAATAAAACCGTGGGCTTGTTAGGTTCATACATGGACACAGACAGCATGGCTCTCTAAATGCCTAATCAGACAATTCTTGAGCAGGTCAGGACACCTTTAGCAACCGCATTATCAGGTGTTGCAGGAAATGTTTATTCATTTGTTCCTGAAACAGTAATTCCACCAGCTGTGGTGGTTGTGCCTGATTCACCTTACTTAGAATTTGAAACAATTAGCAAAACCAATATCAGAGCCAAGATCAATTTTACTATTTCAGTTGCGGTTGCATATAACAGCAATCCAGCATCGCTCGACAACATCGAGCAATTAATCATAAGTGTTCTGGCAGTTATTCCGGTTGGATACATTGTCAGCTCGGTTGAAAGACCGACAGTTACTCAAGTTGGTGCATCAACGCTGCTCATCGCAGATGTTCGAGTATCTACCTACTACACGCAAACAATATAAGGAGAAATCATGGCAACAGTCGTAATTACCGGTCGTGATGTTGGTTTATCTTTCACAGGTGGAACAGATATTCAAGCACAGGCGACAAACGCAGTTTTAACCAAGGTCAATGAGCGTCAGGTTTATCAGACCATGGAGGGCGAGGCTTACAAGACCACAAACATTTCAGGAACATTCCAGTTGGACATGTTGGCAGATTGGGGCAAGGCAAACTCAGTTTGTGAGGCTCTATGGACTGCTGCTGAAAGTGCACCAGATACCGATATCAGCATGACACTTACAGCTGCATCAGGAGCACAATTCGTGTTTCCAGTAAAGCCAGAGTTTCCAACAGCCGGTGGATCAGGAATTGATGCTCAGACAGTATCATTCACCTTCACAGTATCTAAGGGCGCAGTAACAGAAACCTTTAGTTAAAAAATAAAACGGGAGCAAACAAATGAAGTTACCAATTACAATTGAATATAACTCAGGTGAGCAAGCAACCTACATTGCCCAACCACCTGAGTGGGCGAAGTGGGAAAAGCAGACAGGAAACACTATTGGTCAGGCATCCGAAAAATTGGGCATTTGGGATCTTATGTTTCTTGCTTATCATGCACATAAGCGTGAACTTGCAGGAGATAAGCCCATCAAACCAATGGATATTTGGATGGAAACAGTAGCGGATGTCATCGTTGGTGATGCAA